ATCATATTTAGATTTAACATCCATAATATGTTTTATAGATGCCATATCGCTCAAATCGTTTACAATATAATCTTCAGCTTGATTTAACTTATACTCTAAGTATTGCAATCTTTGATTACGAGACACATTCTTTCTGTCTTTAACAAACGAATAATAAAGGTGGCTTGGTATACGACCCATCTCATATCTTTTCTTACCACCTTGCTCTGCATCAAACTGCGGATGCCATTCCCTACTAAATAAATCCCAAAATCTTTCTTTATTGTTTGCTAGTGCTATGCGACTATTAAAGTCGTATATCTTATTTTTAATAATGTTATCTACCATTGGTCCCATACGACTCATCATACTTGTTCTTTCCATAAGACCCATAAGCTCAGAGTTGTTTGTCATCTGTTCTCTATTGTAATTATAAAGATTCTCTAAAGATGCTCTATCTAGCCTTCTAAAAATATTATCTTCATAAGGTATCTGTCTATACTCTTCAGATATCATATTTAATAAGTTTCTTTGAGACCTTTTAGGTAACCAAGTAATACTATTTATACCATTCTGTATTTCACCAAGGCTGTACTTTCTACCAGTTTGTGTATTCCTGCCATACAAAACATTGTTAGCTATAGAAAAACTTACATCTAAACCTTTGTTATATTGTTTCTTTATCAAGTCTCTGTGATAATCAGTGTTCCTATTTAAATCATAAGCTCTAGTAAATATATATTTCTTATCTGCACCTTTACCTATTTCCTTAAATCTCATAAACTTATATTCAAATAAAGAGTCTCTTAATATGTTTTGTATTTCTGGGAAACTAACAATACCAGCTTCATCCATAGGGTCGGCACCAAGGTTAATAGCCGCTTTAGACAGCTCTTTAAATCTTTGAACTCCTTTATCCTTAGGTCTTTGCTGTACATAAACTACCTTGTTATCTATTTCTGTAGGATAATAAAAGTTACCTTTCTGTATTATTACTGGTAAGTATTTCCCCTTGATATATTGTACTGGACCATAAGTTGTCTTCTTAGATAGCTTTAGTACATCGTATGCAGAACCTAAAGCTTGTTTAGTCGTAACAGCTCCACCTAATGTTTCACGACCTTCAGCCGCCGCTTCACTCATAACAGTTCTTAACTCAGGGTCATACTTACTTAAATATTGTTTGTTTGCAAAATCTATGTCTTCATCTTTCTTAACAAACTTATCTCTAGCTTCTTTAGTCTTAGCTGGTTTTACATTCTTATCTTTATCAGTAAACTCATCTTTTTGGTCCCTGTATATATCTTTCCATTCTTTCCATATCCCAGACTTACCACCAAAGAATATAAAAGCTTTGTCTCCGTCAAGGTCAGCACCACCTAATGCTTCCATACTACGTCCGTGTAACAGAACTCCGTGACCATTAGTACCTGTAAACCCAGCAAATTTTAAAACGTGTGCACCACTTTGAGAATCCATAGGTACTCTCATATTAACAGCTTCTAACACATCATCTATATACTCTTTATTCTTAGTATAAAAATCAGACTTATCTTGTTTACCTTTCCAAATATTACCAAGTGTATCATATCCCTTAGGGAATATAGGGTCATATATCTTCTTAGCTTTAGCACCATCGTCTAAAAAGAATATGTCTTGATTCTCATTAATTTCTTTTAGTTTTTTATCAGTCCACATACCGGGGTCCCAAGGTCTCATCCTTGCTTTCATACCATTTTTAAGTACAGGTCTACTAATTCTATCAACAATATAATTCTTTACTGCATTCTGCCTGTAGTTCTTTGCAAACTTGTGCATATAGAAACCAAGGTTGCCATCTGGATACAACTCACCAACTCTATCTAAAATACTTTCAAACTCTGTAACTTCATTAATAGATTGATAATACTCATCCTTCATATACTCAGCTTCTTCAGTACCTTCACGAGTAGTAGCGTTATTTCTTTTTAGTATAGCGTCATAAACCTTACTAGCAAAAGCTTCATCATTAGTATCTGTAACAGAACGCATCAATCTATCAAGCGATACAGAGTCAATATCTTGTAGTACTTGTCTTTCAGATACAGGATTAGGATTTTTAACGTGAGCATCCCAGTTCTTATTTACAGTATCATCTCCTACTACAGACCCTCTTATTAACTCTTGTCCCATTTGTTTAATTAGTTTAGGACTGGTTTTATTTTTACCAAAGTGCATTATAGTGGTCCACATCTGTTTAGCAAACTTTGCTTTATCTAAATCAGTTACACTTGTAGTCTCACTTAATACAGTTCTAATATGTTTTAGAGGTACTTCGTAGCTAGGACCCTGCAACATAAAGTCACTAGTAATATCTTTTTTCATAGGTATTCTAAAAATAGTTTTACCGGGGAGCCTAGGGTCTAGCACATTTGCATTTTTAGGGAAAGTAAACTTCTTAGCTTCACCAGTTACTACATAGCCTTGCTTTTTCCAAAAGTCTATATTGTCTAAATCTTCAGTACCAAATCTTTTTCTACCACCAATAGCTTCTATCTCTATTTCTTTTAAACCTCTACCTCTTTTATGTTGCTCTATTAAGTTGGCAACCTTACTGCCAAGACCTTTTCCTCTATGCTCTGGTTTAATGTATATACTACCTATTCTTTCAGGAGAATATTTAGGTACTAAGTCGCCGTCTTCTTCTTTCATTACGCCTTCAGCATTAATAAACCTTCCCTTACCAGCAAGTAAATCTCTAACAGCATTTTGATACTGACTTGTAGTCATAGTTTTTATTTTACTTGCATCAAATAATTGAGCAAAACTTCTTTCACCCATCTGTTTAATACCGGATGCTGGTGCTAATGCGTGTATCTTTCTTTGCCTCATAACTTTTTGCAAAGCAGGAGAGGCTTCAAAGAACATATACTTACCCATCATAGCTCCATAACGGGCGTCAGGAGACAAGATAAATGATTTATTAACCTTGCCTTCGTTTGTCAACCCATTCGCCTTGTTTAAAGCGTATATAAACTCAGGCAATGCAGGAATACCACCATCAAAACCTTCGGGTCTTTCCATATTTTTTCTATCAACTCTAAAATCATCTTTCTTTATACCTAAAGAATCATCCCAAACAGCCATCTTGATACCAAAGTTCTTATCTCTTCCAGTAAATTCTAAAGGTTCAAAGTCTTTTCCTAACTTATATTGCTTACGAAACCTAGAGGACCAGCCATTTAAAAATCTTTTTGCTACATTTTGATTAGTAGTCTGACCACTATTAAACCAAATCTGTGCTCTTTTATTATAACCTTTAGCATCTTTTATATAACCGCCGTCATTCTTAGCCATCTGGATTAATCTATCAAGCATCTGCTCTCTAGTTACTCTAGCACCAAAGTTGTTATGAACATCATACATAACATTATTTATCAAGGACCTCATATAGTAATCAGCACCATTCATACCACGATACTTCATAGAATATTTTCTTGATGCTTTTAATACATATTGTTCAAACTCTCTAGGTGTCATTCTACCTGACTTAACCATAGCATCTTTGACTAATTTCATACCATCATCTACATTCTTAAAGAACGGATGCTTCTTAACAAAGTACATAGCTGGTTTATCACCACGACCACCTACATAATAATACCCTGCATTGTCTAACTCTTTAACTATCTTAGACTTTACTTGTTTAATTACATTTTCAGCTTTAACAGGCTTACCACCTTTAGCTTCTTTTCTTAAATCAGCTTGTAATCTTTTAACATCAGATGCTTTAAACCCATACTCTTTACCCTTTCTAACAAAAAAATCAGCTATAGTATAAAAGTTTTCAGGTGCTTTACCCTCAGTTGCATTTAAGTTATCGTATATTGTTTGTATTTCTGGAGGTTCAAATGCTAATTCTTTTTTAGTACCCAATGGAGATACACCTTTATCTACATAGGCTACTTTACCATCTACAAAATAAGTTTGTAATACTAACCTTTTCTTTCTTGTTTGTTCTGCCCAGTTTCTCCACCAATCTTGTTCTTTTTGTGATATGTCTTTATCTTTTACTCCATACTCTTTCTGTATAAAATCTAACATTACATCAACAGCACCTTCTTTAGGTCTTGAAACTCCTTGTACTCTATGATGTAGCTCATCCCATTTCTTACTTATTTTTAATGATTGTACTAATCTATCGGTAGCTGAATTACTTTTTATTCTAGACATTATATATTTATCTACATAACCTCTACCACCTGCTATCTTACCCGGTAAGTTTTCTAATTCATTAACGTGTAAATCAAGGTCTTGGTATTCCTCACTATTAGGATTATCTTTAATTACATCTTTTGCTTTTTTAATTTCATCTCTAGTAACAGGGTCGATGATGTCTCCGTCTGGTGCAACTTCCATAGACTCAATGTTTCTTTGAACCATCTCGTCCATCATCTTGTTCATATCACTTTCTTTAACACCTTCATTTTTCATTGCTTGTTTATGCAACATAAAAGATACAGCTTTAGTCTCTGGGTCAGTACCAAACCAAGCATCAAAGTCTTTCTTAATTATGTTCTGTGCTTCAGGAGTCCAAGTGTCCCAGTCAGGATGTAGTTCTGGGTCAGGGACCTTACCACCTCTGTCTTCTACACCATAATCATTTTTAATAGTATCAAATATAGCTTTCCTTGATAATCTTAATTGTAGTGGTGTATCATTAAATTGAAAAACAGAACCCATAATAAATTCATATACTTGTTGTTCTGTAGGTGCTCCTTGACTATTAGCATATATAGATGCAGTTAATCCAGAAACAACAGAACGTATAGCTATATCTGTAGCCTGTCCCGGCTCTAGCTTACTCATTATAGGTAGACCAGTAGATGGGTCTACTTGTGCGTTAGTTAATCTTTTACCAATAAATTTAAGATTACCTAATCCTCTCATACCACCACCCATTACAGCACCTACCCCAGCAGATTCTAAAGCTCTGGGTGCACCCTCTGCTACTATACCTCTCCAATCAGATACAGCACTAGCAACACCAAGGTGGAATGCACCACCTATAACATCGCCTACCATACTTTCATCTCTAAAAAGCTTACCTACACTAGGCATTTCTCTCTGTACAGTAGGTCCCATTTTCTTAGCTATATTGCTAACACCAGTTGCGGCTCTCAATGGTATAGATTTACCTCTTGTAAATTTTGATAATGCTCTTAGTGGTCCTAAGAATCTTGCCGCTGGAATGTAACCAATAAACCCACCAAGGTTACCAAGCTGTCTAGCAAAGCCTTCTACGGTAGTTTCTGGTTCATCATCAGATTGTAATATATTAGCACTAAAACCTTCAGCCCAACCTTTACCAAGTTGTTTTACTATACCAGTAAGCATACCATCTTGATGTTGTTTAGAACGTGCAAAAGGTACTCTGTGATACTCAGCGTGTTTTTTTAGCTCAGTAATCTCTTTATCTTTACCATTCCACAACTCAGGCTGGAGCCTGTACTTAATTACAGTTTCTCTAGTCTGGTCTTTATCGGCTTTGGGTTCCCAAGGCTCTGCCATTTATTAATCTAAATCTTCTTTTAATATGTTGTAAATGTCGTAAACATCTTTCGCTAAAAAACCGGCTGTTACTACACTGCCAATACCATATGTACTAGCAGTAAATAAAGAACCAAGTGCTCCTTTAGCCATTAGTCCAGCAAGATAAGCACTACCTTTTTTAGCTATTATCTTATCCATAATGTGCTTTGCACCTTTTTTCTTAACAAGCTCTTGTAATTGATTTAACATTCTAGGAGCCATCTCTGCACCTATTGCTGTACCTGCTATTTCTCCGACTTCTTGACCTGTATCACCACCAATCATATTTCCTATTGCACCAAATGTATTTCCACTTACCATAGCTCCTGCCATAGCGGCACTAAATAATTTAAAACCTTTTATTTCACTATTAGCTATTTTATCTAGTAGTGAACGACCACCAACTTTTTTAGATACTGCTTCCATTAAAGCACCTTTAGTAACTCTAGACCCACCTTCTGAAATTTCATCTATAGATTGTACAATAGCATCGTATTGTTTTTTATTTATAGCTCCTTGTTTTAAAAATGCAGATGCTTGAGCTTTTTGTAATTTAAGTTTACTATCGGGTATAACAGTTTTACTAGATTTTTCAAAGTCAAAGTCTTGTTGTTTACCCCCACTAAACTTAACATTAGATTTGTTTTCTTGTAGTAGTTTTTGTTTACCTCTTCTTTTCTGTAAAAACTCATCTTTAACTTGTTGTGCAGTTCTTCCTTTATTAACACTACCACCAACCATAGAAGGGTCTGTTATACTAGGGTCTATTACTCTACCAGTTATAGGGTCATACTTTTGTCCATAGATAGCAACTTGTTTACCTTTAGCCACACCTTTAAACTTCTTGCCTTTTTGTTTATATGAAGGTCTTTTAACTTCTGCTTCTGGTATGTCTTTCATACCCTTGGCTGGTTGCTTACTTGGTGTAGCACCACCGGGTCTATATTGATTAAAGTTTTTCTTGGCAATCTTTTCAGTTTCGCCACCCCACAAAACATTTTTTTGCCACGCTTCAAACTCTTTCTTAGTAGCATTAGGATGTAACTTCTTCCATTGTTTTGTTATAACATCTGTATGTTCTTTCCAGCTACCAGCATTAGCAATGCCTTTTATAGTTGCCGAATCTGGAGTACCACCAATTATATTCTTTAATGGTCCTATTTTACCTTTTTTAAGAGCATAAATAGCTGATAAAAATACACCCGTACCTACTACTTTAGTTGCAGTACCATATTCTTCCCAGTAGTCACCAGCAGTATAATTTGAATCTATATCATACATACTGTTTAACCTAGAATATGTATCATCATCAAGCATAGTAAATAATCTATTTCTATCCCCTTCAGGCATCCCTCTTAATATCTTGTTTATTTCGTCAGGTGCATCTTCACCATATTCATCCATCATCATTGTTAACTGTCTGGAATTATTCTTAGCTTCGTTTGACTTACCTGCCTCTATATATGTTTGGAATGTTTGATAGTTACCACCAACTTCAGCTTGATAACTTTTATATAGTTCAGCCATTTTACTAGCATCACTAAAATATTGTGACTCTACATCTAATGGATTAGAACCTTGGCTATATAGTTTATCAGCATTCTTGTTAAACCAATCTTCAGCTTTACGATTTACTCCCATAACTCGTTGCTGTTCTTTTAAATTAGCTATTTGAAATTTTCCAATAGCCTCTTGCATAGCGGCTTGTTTCTTTCGAATAGCCTTTCCTTGTAAATCTTCTTCTGGTAAGTCAGGATTTAAATATCCAGAGATTCTTGCCTGTCTAATCTCAGCCATTATACCAATCCTCCTCTCTGATATTGCATAAGTTCACTAATAAAACCACCTTTTTTAAAACCTTGTAAGTCAGGTTGCATTGTCCTATCATCATATACTGCATCTGGTGGTGGAGGAGGTGGTGTTGCCTCTATTGTATTTTCTTGTTGTATTATCCCACCAGCATTTTCATTATCAAGATAAGCTTGAAACGCCGCTTGTGTTTCAGGACCAAACTTTCCATCGTATCCACCTTCACCTGTAGCAGATTTGCTCATATCATAACCTGACTTTGCTAATGACGCCTGAAAAGTCTTTAACATTTCAGGGTCCATATTCTTTAAATCATCCATACTTTTAGCTTTACTTAGTATAACACTTGGTATTATCTCACCTTTGTCTGTTTTAACTGTAGCATCTTCACCTTTAGCTATAGCATTTACATCACTACTAACTTGTGTGTCTTGTGTACCACCACTCTCTACATTAAACTCATTAGTATAACCATCATTTTTCATTGTAGGTACTTTGCCTTTAGAACCTTTACCAGTTTGAAATTGTATATCTGACTTTACAGATGAAAATGGTATGTCTTCATTTAATTTATCTACAAAGTTACCAGCCCCTACCATACCTTTACCAAGTCTTTGTAGGAAACTACCTCTAGATTTACCAGATGCAAAGTCTTCATAAGATGCTCTTTCTCCACCAAGGAATCCATCATCAGCAGTAGCTTTATCGTATAAACCTTTACCACCTTTTAACAAAGCTTTACCACCTTCATAAAGACCAGCTCCTGCAAGTCCAACTCCTCCAAGTGCACCTACACCAATTCCTTTAGCAACATCACCTGCTATAGCACCTGCCTTGGTAAGTCCTTCTCCACCACTAATATCTACTTGGTCTTCTCCTTGACCATACATTTCATTGTCACTTAATCCTTGAACTCTTTGGTTAACAAGCTTTTGTTGGGTAGCCTCATCCATAGAATCCCAACCTTCCATTTGAGAAAGCTGTCCGTATGCTTCAGAGTCAGCTTGTCTATTCTTTACTGCTTGGTCTCCGTATCTGTTATCTAAGAAGTTACCAGTAGCTTTTACAGCTCCACCTACAGCATCACTTGCTCCTTTGTAAGCATCACTACCAGCTTGTACAACATCTCCAGCTTTTTGTTTTAACAAGTCAAAGAAACCACCACCTTCTTGAGCATTTATTTTTCTATCAAGGTTCTTTGTATACTTACCACTAAGTCCAGCCATTAAACTTTGACCAGCTTTCTTACCTTTTTTTGCTAACTTTATTCCAGCTAACTGACCTTTTAATTTAGCCGCTTCTACAAAAGGTGGAACCTGTTGTCCTTTAGGCATTGGTGGGTTTTTAAGCTTAACAGGTTGCATACTTTCGTACATCTTTCTTTCGTCTCTATCTGCAAGTAATTGTTGTAAGTTTTTCTTTGGACCAAAATCTCTTTCGTATTCTCTATCCATTTTATCTATTCTTGCTCTATGTCCAGCATCATCATATGCAGATAGTTGGTCTTCTGATGCTCCTGCTTTTTTTAATTCTCTTCTCATATTAAGCATACCGATAAGACCTAGTCCATCTTCTATGCCATCAGCTCCCATTAAACCTTGAACCATAGCTTCTGGTGTACCAGTCTCACCATACTTAACATAATCTTGAGCAAGTAAATTCATTCTATCTTGGTCTACACCCGGACCATAGTATCTACCTATCTTAGGACCTTCACGCACCATATCTTGATATGCGGCTTCTTCCATTGCTTTATCTTGCTTATATCTTTTATCTCTATTATCAGATGCTATTTGGTCTTCTTCTGCTTTTAACATCTTATCGACATTTACTTGAGCTAAGTCTTGTAGTCTGCGAGATGAATTAAAAACTTTAGCCATTGCAGGATTTGCTTTAATGTCTCCCGGCATCATTCCATTTTTTCTAATTAAATTTTCCATCTGCATCATATCAGTATCAGATGGTTTGTAAGGCATAACTTGTTTATTTTCTCTTGTTAATTCAGAAAATGTAATACCATCATCTTTGTACATTCTATTAAAGATGCTTTGTGCACCCGGTTGACTCATACCTATCTTTCTTATTTCTTTAACACCTATGTCACCGCCTAAGTTTCTAGCTTTATCAAACTCATTCATTATCATAGCTTCTTGCAATATTTTATTGTCTTGTATTGCATTTTGCCTTCTATTTCTTTTAGCTTCTCTTGCAGGATTTTCTTTTATGCTAAACTCTGCTGTTGCAGTAGGTTGTATATTAGAAAGATATTCTTGTTCTATTTTTTCTTTTTCAGCTTTCTTATCATAAATTGTACCACCGCCCATAAGAGCAGACCTTCTTACATTAGCAAGTGCATTGTTACGCTTGGTTTTTTTCATATAAGTTTCAAATGGACTAGCCATATAAGTACCCTCCCATTCTCATTTTAATTTTATCATCATCAAACCTAGGCTCAATCTCATTATTTATTTTATCAAGCTTTTCTTTGCCTATAGCGTTTACAGCATTTCTATTTAATACATATTCACCCGGTTCTAGTTTAGCATCTACTACATCTCCCGGTAGTGGACTATTTTTAGCTACGCCACCCATAGCCATACCAAGTAGAGATTCTTCATCAGACATTCCATTACCTAATGGTTTAGGGTTTTCTGGGTCTTCAACTCCTCCTCCGTGTGCATATTGTTTAATATATCCACCTTTCTGTGCCATCATTTGACTAGCTCCACCTAAAGCCATCATAGGATTACCCATTGCAATACCACCAGCAATTTTTAAACCACCACTAAGTAAACCCATTTTCTTTTGTTGTGCTAATGCTTCTACTTTTTTATTGTACTCTAAAGCACTCTCACCCATATTAAAACCAGACTGTGCTATCTGCCCTTGGTTAGCTAGTACTCCACCCATTGTACCAAGTGCATTTTCTGTTTGTGAAAACATTCCTTGTTGGAACTTATCCATAACATTAGACTGAGCTTTTTGAGCCATATCTTGAGATTGAAAAGCCATAGCTGCCGCCGGTGCACCACCTGCACTAGCCGCAGTTCTTGTCGCTAATCTTGATGCTTCAGCCGCATTATCAGCAGAAGATTCTTCCATCTTTGCTAATCTTGCTTGATTCATATCGCTATTAATATCCATCTGGGATTCAGCAATCCCCATCATATTTTCATAGCCTTTGTTAACGCCTGACATAGCGTCTTTATAGCGTTGTTGCTGTGCATCTACATCTATTGCGTTAGATGCTCCAGTTCTTTTATCTATCCATTTACTTAACCAACTCATAGTATTACCCTAATTAATATAACTATTTTTTAAATTCAAAACCACTAGCAGATGAATTAGAACTTCTTATCCATCCTTTATTACTTTTTATCTCCACATAAGGAGTATCTTTGTCAATTATTACTCTTATAGAACCTACTTTACCAGAACTAGTACTAGCTTCTTTACCCTGTATAAGTTCTTTTAACTCATCAATTCTATCTGTAACCGTTTGATTAAAAAACCTATCAGTATCCCCTTTGAATATTCCACTAGGTTTACCAATAGATTTAGTTTTTTTTATTATTGTTTTTAACTTACTCATTTTGGTCTCTTTGGTTTATAAATTACTGAAGCCGCTTTAGCTCTGACATCACGACCAGTATTACTACCAGCTATTTTTAGCTTTACCCAATGCAGTTTCCCATTATCTGCTGTAGCTAGTTTAATAGCTGAGTTAGTACTACCAGAAAACTTACTACTTATATCTGTACCACTCTGCCAAGCAGAGCTGTTTTCAGGTACTTTATATTGTAAGCTAATGTTAGTTCTGTCAGAGCCTTCTATTTTTATGTTTCTGACTTTCTTGTCAACCATAGTTTCACCCATACCCAGTTTTTTTGAGTGCCACTCCCAATCGGCTCTTTCACTTGTTCTACTTAAATATTTTTGCACTTTGTTATTATCAAGTAATAATACTGTATGACCATCTTTAGTTAATAAAGTATCTTTAACCTTTCTATCTGTCTGCCATAGGTCCCATCTTTGTTTACCAAGCGAGTATGCCCAGCATAAATAGTAATCAGTACTACTTATTGTTTTTGTAAAGAATATTAATATTGCTTTTCTTCTTGCATCGTAACCAAATCTAACAGCATCTTTTTCTTCATTAGTTAAACTTAACCAACCATAATCATCTACATTTAATATTGTATCACCTATATTATTTATTTGTGGTGTAGATAAATATATATTTCTATAGTCTGCCCATACAAATCCAGCATCAGTAACCATTTTAGATTTTACACCAATGCAACCAATACCTTCTACTGTATCTTCTATGTATAATGTTTCAGGATTTATCATAGCCATTTGATTACTACTAAAAGCAAATATCTTTCCTTGAAATCCTTGTAATGCTATAGGTACAAATGGTAATTGTATAAAATCTTTTGACCAATCAAATATAGAATACTTACTAGGTTGCGACCTAAATACATAATTACTAGCATCTTCTATTTCTGTATGCTCACAATTACCTACAAACATATAACCATTACTTTGTGTATTACAGCTATAATTAATATGTAAATTATAAATGTTTTCACTAATGCCATTAATAGCTTCATAAGTAGCTTCTGCATCACCAGTATCAACAACGTCATATTCCCAATAACCACTTGTTGGATTCCAACCAAAAGATTTTAATGATATTTCTTGTATAAATCTATATTGACTTTGAGGGTCAGTAGAGGCGTCAACTGTTGATATTGCTCGATATACAGCTACACCAGTAACTCTTGGTGGTATTTCAAATCCACCTTTTATTTGAATAGTTACTTTTAAATGTGTACCAACATCTTTACCTTCTGCTGTATCAGCAGTATCGTCAGGGTCATTATCATCAGTAGCAGGACCTGCCGCTGTTGTAGATATAAATGCAGTTTCTTGATATCCATCTAATACCAAGGATGCTCTATAGAAAGCAGTGTTAACTCCTAATGGTCCAGCCCAATCAGTTCCCGTCATTGTTACTGGCGTAGTAATATTAAAATAATTATCACCAGAGCTAAATTGATTTGTGGTAGTCCCTCCAGTTCTTGAAACCATTTTAAAGAACGCTATTGACTGAAAAGATTCATTTTTTATAGCATACATATAATCTGCTACATCTTCATTTGGATGCCATACATTAGTAGTGCTTTGTTTAAAATCTGTACTCGGTGCAAACCAATTAGTTTCTGTAAGCCTGTACCCAACTTTATCATAACCAGTGCTACCTATTATAGGTAAGTACTGAGTTTTTTGAGAGTTGTCAGCATTACTATTATTACTAGTAGATGTTGCATAATACCCAGCCCAATCTGTTGTATAGTTAGTTTGACCTAACCCTTTGTTAAAAAGAGTATAAGCATTATAAGGATAATCACTAGTTTGCTTGTTCCAATCGTTTGGAAACAAGTCAATGTGAGGATGTGAACCAAGTGTTGTATTTAAATCTAATGGTCTACCTACCTCATCTCCAAATCTATATAAACCATATTGTCTATTAGTTGGACGAACATAAGTCATTACTGCTCTTCTTCTAAGAACACCTTCAGTAAGTATGTTAAATCTACCATTTATACCAAACAAAGGTTCAGGAGATGGTACAGCATCTAAGTTTAAATGACCAATAGTATTGTCTTGTTCATTAACTAATAAACTTATAGCGGCATTAGAATTTAATTTTAAATTAGTTATTAATGTAGTTGCTGTTTCTCTGCTGTCTTCAAAATCTACAGTATGCGTTAACATTTTGTACATTTGAGGTCCTTCTACACCAGCTATAGGTATAAAGTTAGTTACCCATCTTAATGGTCGAGCTTCTTGTTTTTTTAAATAATCTTGAACAACTGTCATAGCATTACTTTCTGACTGACCACCATCAGTACCATCAAGAAATACTGGACCAAATATATGAGTACTAGAATTATAAGAACCTTCGTGCATTTCGTGAGCACTTATTATTTGAGCCATATACTGGTCTTGAAAACCTGTTAAGCCACTTCCTTGATTTGACCAGATAGGAGGTTCAAATTCACAAGTAAATCCAATAACAGGATTTTCACCTGCGTTATCATAACCACAAAACTCTAAAGAATGTAAACCGGGTACATTTTCTACACCCCATCTTGTTCTTCCAAAAGTAGCAGACTCAACAGATAAAAAATGAAATCGTTTATTCGTATCATCTATTGGACTTGCTATTGTAGTTGCATTAGTCCAAGTTCCATATATACCAGCTTGGTCTATATCTCCTACTAAATGGTCTTGATGATTTACAAAAACCCAATACCATCCGGGTTTTCTAATATATAAAGTTCCATCAAAATAATCACCACCTGAATCATATGGATACATTGATTGGACATTTTCTGGATTTTGAATATCTCCTTGAGTAGCATTTGTTATAGGAGTTATATTATCCCAACCAGCAAGAGTTACATCTCCATTATGAAAAGAATCAGTACCTTCAGTAGCTCTAGTTCTCCATAGCCATTCATAAGCGGCATACGAACCATCACTCCAATCAGTAAAACAATCTCTACTTGCACTTATAACAACAGACCAAGGTGTTCCCCCACTACCACTAGTACTATAACCAGAATGTCCGGGTGCTTTATCTGGAATAAAAAGTATATCGTGTATTTTATTAATACCTGAATTATACTGAGTGCTATTTTCTACTGGGTTTGCTATATACATAGTCTGTATTCTTTTAGGTGCTTGTCCTACAATACTACTACCCGATGTATCAAGGTCAAATAAATCTACTTCAGCAATACCTTTAGTAAGGTCGTTAGATTCTCTTACTATTAAAAACCCTTCTGTATATTTATTCGAGTCAAAAATCCCAAGATACTTTTTAATTATATAAGGTTTAGATTCTAATGTTAATGTAAACTGTCTATCTAAATTTCTATTATATACATAAAACCTTGCTTGGTCATCATCTTGCAAACCTATAATAATTCTAGCATCTTTAGTACTAGCACCACCACCACCTCTTAAAGCAATAGATTTATAAAAAGCATTTCTATCTGGAGTTTCTACAGAAGATACTAAAATATCCATAGCAGGTTGTGATTTTAATTCTAACTCAGGACTACTTCCTTGTAAGCCATTGTTTTTATTATAACCTAACCAAATAGCTTCAGCACCCTTACCTTTTGCTACATAAAGTTCTTTGTTTTTATTTTCAAAATCTAAATTATCAAGACCTGTTGCACCTATGTTATTTATATTAGGTATAATAGATGGGTTTTCACTATCAATATTTTGAATGACACTTACATCACCTGTACTTCCAATAGCTAATAAGTTTCTACTATCATCTATGTCTATAGATTGTATGTATTCTATGCTTCCATTTAAATCAGCAAATGTATAATCAGAGTGAGCAGTGAACTCCCACTTATCTCCAGAAGTATATTTATTAGCATTATCTCTTGTAAATGTAACTATTACACCTTGCCTTAAAGTATAAGCTTGATTAATAACAATAGCATCACCAGTAGTATTAGCATCGCCATCTTTATCATACCAAGATGACCAGTCTTTTTCAATATACAAATCAGTCTCTGCTTGTCCATAAAGAGGTAAGGCACTACCACCAGAAGTTGCAGATAATTGAAAGTTGTTATCATCTAATTTTAAAACAAAGTATGTAAAACCTGCTTGTAAACCTTGAGTACCCGGACTACTGGCACCTGTAAAAGTAAAACCATACATCTTTACCATTTCGCCAGAATTTAATCCGTGATTAGTCTTTGTAAATTTATTTGTAGCTATAACACTTGTTATACCTGTAACAGATGTTGGAGTGTCACTTTTATATCTCCATATCCATTTTTCACTATTGTTTGAACCAGTAACTTTTACTTGAAAATACTCATTAGCAGTACCTGTAAAAGTTCCAGTTATAGCTAGGAAGTTTTTATTATTAGGATTTGTTGCTGAACTTTGTATAGCCATTATGTTACTATATGTTGATTAGCCTTTGCCGCTGTTGGATTAGAAGGTGCTGGATAAGTATAAGTAGTAGGTCTTGTATAGTTAGTTAGCTCTATAGTAGCTGTAAATCCAATTCTTTTTAAATTATTACTCTTAGGTACGCCTCTTAGTTCACCCTGCGTTAAAGGGTCTATATTTAAACTATAACTAGCGGCGTTTGGTGGTATGTCTAATTCATCGTCAGGTTGAGACATAATACCTCTATTAAAACTTCCTATTTCAAATATTCTTTTTGGCATATTAATTCCCGTCTATAGTTTTGCCCCAGAGTGAGGTGACACCATCCAATATATTAACAACGTGAACTGTAAATCTATCGTCTGTATAGTAATCAACCACTGCAAAAGCGTGTTGCCAATTAGTTTTTCTATTACCAAGCCATCCATTAGCTTCATCTGACATATCCTTTAAACATCCAATACTCCAAGCTGATTTAGGTCCATCAACGTGTGTAACACTAGCCATCTGTAAATCGTGATGATGTCCGTACATTACATTGCATCCTAATCTTATAAGGTGATTTCTTGCGTGTGCTACTCCAGCATAATGATTTCCGTGATAAAAATGAAGATGACCTATCTTTAGATATTTCCCGTTTGGATAATACTCGTACCCTCTTTTGTCTAGCAATAAAGCTTCTTTTACGGAAAGCCCTTGAAGATACGGATTTTCTTCCGAGAATGCGTTTAACCATTGTTCGTGATTGCCTTCAAGAAAATATCGCTCATCACACTTAGCGTAATCAAGTGCTTTATCAATCTTATCCATACCTGCATTAACATCTTTAATATCATCGTATACTCTCGGTAATTGGTATTCTAATGGTGGACGTTTCTTTTTTTTCCACTGGAAATGGCTAACGGAACCCCATTCGCCTGTGTCTCCCAAGTCCACATAAAAATCTGGTTTAACTCTTCTAATTGCCTCGCAAACGACATTAATTGCTGGACCATCGTGAAGAGGAAAGTGTTTGTCTGGTGTGACAATACCTCTCTTAACGACCGCATCATTTAATTTGGTAACTGTTCGCATATATTCTCAAGACCTCCTAAATCTATCCATAGCTCGGATGCTATTTTTAAGTATTTGATTGTAGTTTGTTTTGTAAATTTTAAATATCTTTCTTTACATACTTCACATTCCCAGTATAGTGTACCTTGTTTTGCTCCAATTAATTCTATACCTATTATAGAATCTTTTTTACCACAACAGTTACAACTCTTAGGTGCTTGTTTAAATCGTTTAGTTCCTTTGAACTCCAACTCTTTAAATATGTCTGCTCCTGTTTTCTTATGTGGCAACGGCTCTACGATACCAACCATACCAATACTTTCCTAATTTGGGTTTTCTATTTACCAAGTCTGCATAGTATTTAACTCTGTAACTACGCAACCTTTCTGGCTCTAAGCCTGACTTTAAAGCATTACTTATGGTTTGTGGTCCAATACCACCATCTATAGTTGTTTTTACTCCTTTAGCACTTATTGCTTCTTGTAAAATTTTTACAGCTCTTGACCTACCCATATTAACTACCATATCAAAATATATCATTCGTAACTCTTCAGGTACTTTAGAGACTTTACCTTTTAACCAATAGTCTTTAAAATAGATATCACTTGCTTGTTTAATCGTAAGGTTTTTTATATCAAGAAAGGGATAAGCTTTTTTACTTATCCCCATATTAGTTTCACCACCCGGGTCGACTGGGTCGTTAACATAGCCTCCCTCGTGTTTTAATACTATCTTTACGGCATCTTTAAACTCCATTAGCTACACTTACAGTTCCACTTGCGTAGAGCTTTATTTATTCTGCTATTAGGGTCCCTAGCTGTTTTAGCACTTGTTAATCTCTTTTTCATACCACACATTCTAGCACAAAAAGACTTACGTCTTGCTTTTGCTTTTCCTTTTGGATTCTTTTGAGTAACAGGTGCTTTTAATGTACCTTTACTATAAGATGCTCTACCTTTAGCATTTAGTCCACCACTAGGAGACTTACCCTCTTTCCTAGTCCAAGCTTCTGACATTATCTTTTTATCCTTTTAACTTTACCGTTATGTGTTCTAGCATAAATGTAGTTCTTGGTTTTCCGTATAACGGTACCGGAATACCTTTTACCACCCCACATCCAACTAACTTTTGCCATTATTTTTTAAACATACCCTCAATAATATCAGTTACTACATCAACACATTTTTCAAAGAAAATCTGTTCTTTCTCTTCACTGACAAAAGGTATATCAATTTTTTTATTAATTGCAGATGCAATCTTAGAAGCCATATCTTCGCTTCCTAATTCATCTATCATTTTATCTTTCATAGCGTCAGCTTGTTTCTCGGCTAACTCTAACATCATTCCTTTTATGTCCATTATGACTCCTTTAGTTTTACTATTTTCCAATACAAATATACTATATTCATTGCAAACATCACACACATAAGAATTGCAGGTATGACATCTAGCCAATAAACTAAACCTTGCGTTGCTGACAAACTTGACACTTTTAAACTATCCATCTTAATGCTTTCCATTTATTCTACTTAGTGAACCATCTATTCTCGACACTTGGTTATCAAGGTCGTTTACTTCTTTTGTAAGAGCATCAAACTTTCTATCTAGTTTATCATCAGACTGATTCCATCTGCCAATAAGTTTAATAATCATACCTTCCATATTTTCTAGAGTCTCTGATTGACCTCTATTTTCCGTTTTTAAATCTTCTAATGTTTCTTGCTGTTTAGCGGCTTTATTTGACATTTGTACTACTAAATAAACAAACATTGCTCCAACTACTCCAATCATTCCTGCTTCGCCATAAAGTGCTAAAAAATCCATTAGTCTTCCTCTTTATTTTTGCAGTTGTCACATAACCAACCATCAAGGTCTGTTATAGGTTTATCACATTCTATACAGTGATTTGGTATTGGCATTATAACTCCGCATTATTTCTTTTTCTTTTTTAGTAGCTTTTGATGCCACTTTAATTCTTCTTCCATTTCAGCATATCGTTGTTCTTCCTCGGCAATATGCTTATTTACAAGTTCTGTAATTGTGGCATCAGATTCTGATACTCTTCGTTCAAGGTTGTCAATCCGTAAGACAACTTGATAGTACGAATAAACAAGTCCAGCGATAACCACACACATTTGAATAAGCCACTTAATGTTAATGCTAATAATGGCATTATCATCAACGACTGCCCCCCTGTACGACCTAGCTGTTTTTGGTTTCTCACTTGTCATCCGCAGGTATTTCTAATCCTAAGATACCTCTCATAATAACCCATATTTTTTGCATATCTTCTAGTTTGATATCGCCGTAGCTTTTATTATCTATTAAATCGTGAGCTTCTTTACACTTCTTTTCTGTGTCTTCTTTCCACGCTTCTAGTTCTGATTTTAACATTATTTAAACCCCGTTATTAATCCATTTGTTACATCAATTTGTTTAGTGCCACCCTTAGTATTAATAAGGAAAGATTGACTACCAGTAAAACTACCACTACCTGCTGGTCCTGTAGGTCCCGGTGGTCCCGGTGGTCCGTCTGCTCCTGCTGAACCCGAGGGTCCTGACGGTCCGGCTGGTCCTGCTGGACCTGCTGGTCCTGCACTTCCAGTACTTCCTTTAGCTCCTGCACTTCCAGTACTACCCGTATCACCTTTTGGACCTGCTGGTCCAGTTCCACCAGAAGGTCCGGGTGGTCCGGGAGGTCCCTGTGCTCCTGTAGCACCATCATCTCCATCAGCCCCTGCTGGACCTGTACCACCGGATGGACCCGGAGGTCCTGCTGGTCCTTGACTTCCGGTTGAACCTTTAGCTCCAGTAGAGCCAGTAGGTCCCGGAGGACCTGCTACAGTGCTATCTGCACCTGCTGGACCGGTAGGTCCTGCAACAGTACTATTAGCACCGGGAGAACCTGTAGGTCCGGCAGGTCCTTGCGAACCTGTACTTCCTTTAGGTCCGGCTGGACCTGTTGCCCCTGTATCGCCTTTAGGTCCTGCTGGTCCTTGTGAACCAGTGTCTCCTTTGTCGCCTTTAGCTCCATTAGCTCCGTTACTTCCTGCTGGTCCTTGAGCACCAGTTGGTCCAGTCAATCCTGACAACTGACTTGATGTAAAATCTGAATAAACAAAAGCTGGTCCAGTTGGTCCTGTAGAACCAGTACTTCCAGTAGAACCTTTTGGTCCTGCAACACCTTGTGGACCTTGTGGTCCTACAGGTCCTGCTACTGTACTATTTGCACCGGCTGGTCCAGTTGAACCTGTATTCCCCTTTGCTCCAGTATCTCCTTTTACGCCCTGTGGTCCTGTTGGTCCGTCATCACCTTTTGCCCCAGCAGGTCCTTGAGGACCCGTTGGACCATCGTCACCTTTAGCTCCAGTTGGACCTACAACACCTTGAGGTCCTTGAATACCTTGAGGACCAG